CTGCTGATGGTCGCACACGGATAACCGAAGGTGCTTATTGGTACAATGAGGCACAAAAGATGTCCCGCAAGGGAACTGCTAAGTTGGTACTGAACAACAAGAGTTTTGCTGGATACGGCGGATCTACTGACGTTGGTTATATGCGGTATAACTATACCGTGACTGAGGTCATTGATTGACATTAAATGGTTTTGGGTATATAATAGAGACTTATTCAGTTGAAAGGTCTCTATGAAATTCAAAGCAAATGCAATCAGTACTTTGTACTTTAGAGTGTCAGTCAAAAAGCGGCCCTACAGCAATGAAGAAATTTGTTTGCTGATTGCTGCTAGTGACTACACTAAGCTAAACGCAAAAGATAAATTGATGCTAGGCAAAACTCTTTACTTTAGAGAGTTGCCGCTCAATGCTGAACAGGCAGTGATTGATTGGCATGTTGAAAACATCACAAAAGTGAATAACTATTCAGTTTCTCAAGTATTGTAAAGGACCTCAAAATGACTAAAAAAATCTCTATCAAAGTTTTCGCAGACCCGGGTCATGCATGGGCCCGCTTCCCCAAAGCAAAGTTGGTGGCACTCGGTATCGCTGATAAGATTTCTACTTACAGCTACCAGAACGGTGCTAATGCTTTCTTGGAAGAAGACTGCGACCTGTCAGTGCTGATTAATGCACTACGTCAGCGTGGCTATGAGATTAAATTCAACGAAAGCCATGCTAATAAACAAAGCAAAATCCGTAATTATTCTACTTACCGGGCTTAATATATGAAAATGAGAAAACACAAGGTAAACAAAGTCCGATGCAGCCGTCAGCCTTGGGTAGATAACGGTGCATGGGCTTACTATAATCGCCGCTTTGATAGGAGCATCCTCAAGGTACGTACCGAACGTAAGGCCTATATGGATGCGTGGAGGAAGTCTCAACTTCCAACTGAAGTTGTTATACAGGCTTGACATTAAATGGTTTTGGGTATATAATACATACTTAGACAGTTAATTAAAGGACTTAGAAAATGACAAATTTCGCAATGTTTACAGACGCTGGTAATGATGCAGTTGGATCCATCGTAAAGTTGGCAATCAGTCAAAACTTGAGTTGGTCTGTTGTTCGAGGATTGCTCAAGGCCTTAGGTCAGGACGAGCGTTTTGAGGAAGTAGCTGACACCGCAGTGCAGGAAGCAGTCTACAAGGCTTGTGATTTTAGTTGACATTAAATGGTTTTGGGTATAGAATAGAGTCTTATTCAGTCAAAAGGAGCTTCTGATGGGTTACAAAGTTATCGCAGACAAGACGCAAATGGATGAGATGCGGACCAAGTATGGTCCTCGCAAAGGTCTAGAAGGTCCTTTCAATTTCTCCGGTCATGTCCTGTACTACGATACTGCCCAAGGTCAGTACTATGACCCCAAGACCGACTTCTATGTTGAGCAGGCCGAGATGGACCTGATACATCAGCGTATCGTGGACATTCTGAAGGCTTGACAACAAATGGGCATTAGTGTATAATGCTTACTTAATCAGTTAATTAAAGGATTCTATCTATGTCAACAATTCGTATTCTCTCTGGTTCTTATCGCAATAACCCTGTCGCAGGTGAAGTGTTCACACTAGTCAAAGGTTATCAGGTTGGTAAGAAGGGTGGATTTGTTACTGTCAAGAATGACGGTCAGTTTGCATCGGGCGGACCTCAGGTCCGTGTCAATGTAGGTAGCATCGAAGATATTGAATTCATGAATGGAGCACAAGCAGTGGGTAATGCAGTAGAATTCAAAACAAAGGCAGAAGTGTCTACTGAGACTGATCAGGAAGCAATGGACCGTATCGCAGGTCGTTTTGCAGTATTGGATGAAATGTCAAAAGCATGTATCAGTGGTGATATACGTGCTATGATTGTTACAGGCCCTCCCGGTGTCGGCAAGAGTCACGGTGTGACATTGCAGATGGAACGTGCTAGCATGTTTGACAAGATTGCAGAGCGCAAGGTCCGTTTTGAGACTGTCAAAGGTGCGATGAGTGCTATCGGCTTGTTTGTGTTGTTGTACAAATACTCTGATTCTAAGAACGTGTTGGTGTTTGATGATTGCGATATCTGGGATGATCAAGATGCAGTCAACATTCTGAAAGGTGCATTGGATTCTAGTAAAGTACGGCGTATCTCTTACAACAAAGATTCGCGTATTCTGCGTGAAGAGGGAGTGCCCAATACTTTCAACTTTCACGGCTCTATTATCTTCATCACAAACAAATCGTTTGATGCTAAGAAATCAAGTAGAATGCAACCCCACTTGGATGCATTGCAAAGTCGTTGTCACTTTCTGGATTTGACTATCAACACCGAACGTGATAAGATGATGCGTATCAAGCAGGTTCATCGTGATGCTGACCCCGGCTTGTTTGTTGACTATGATTTTACTAAAGAGCAGGAAGAAGGTATCATGGAATACATGTGGGCCAACTGCAATCAATTGCGTGAGATCAGTTTGCGTATGGTGTTGAAGATTGCTGATTTAGTTAAGATCAGCCCAACAAACTGGCGTGAACTGGCAAAGGCAACTTGCATGAAGAATCTTTGATTAGATTTACTTGCAGACTTTCAGGGGAACACATGTTCCCCTTTTTTACCTTTATGTTTGCATTTACTAATTACTGTATGTTATACTAAGTACTAATATGAAACAATGCAAAATAATCGTTAAGGATGAGGTCAATGTAAAAATTGAAGGTCTAGAATTGACTGAAAGAAAAGCTTTGGTAAAGATGTTTGAGTATGAAGTGCCCGGTGCAAGGTATCTTCCTGCGGTACGTCTAGGTAGATGGAATGGTAAGGTTAGTTTCTTTAGTCTAGGTGGTAGCAGTTATGTAAATCTACTACCCGAAATACTACCTTTTATTGATAGCAGAGACTATGACATTGAACTAGAGGATTTGCGTACATACGGCACAACATTCAATTTTGCTGAAGTGTCCGAAGATACATTTAAACATAAGAATTGGCCCGAAGGTCATCCTATTGCAGGACAACCTGTAGTATTGCGTGACTATCAGATATCAATCATCAATGAGTTTCTTAAAAATCCGCAATCACTACAAGAGATTGCTACAGGCGCTGGCAAGACATTAATCACAGCAGCACTAAGCTGGTCTATTGAAAGTTATGGGCGTAGTATTGTTATCGTCCCAAACAAAAGTCTTGTAACACAAACCGAAGCAGATTACATTAATCTAGGATTAGACGTTGGTGTATACTTTGGTGATAGAAAAGAATATGGAAAGACACATACGATCTGTACTTGGCAGAGCCTTAATAACATGCTTAAGAAAACAAAAGCAGGTGAAGCAGAAGTTGAGATTGGTGATTTCTTAGAAGGTGTTGTTTGTGTCATGGTAGACGAGGTTCACATGGCCAAAGCAGATGCACTAAAAGAACTATTGACTGGAATAATGAGTACGATTCCAATTCGATGGGGACTGACTGGCACAATCCCTAAAGAAAAATTCGCAAGTCAAGCTATCTTTATCAGTCTAGGTAATGTTATTAACAAACTATCTGCTAGTGAATTGCAAGATAGGGGTGTGTTATCACAATGCCATGTGAACATTGTGCAACTACAAGATGGTGTCGAGTTTAGTAACTATCAGAGTGAGTTGAAATACTTACTTGAAGATGATAAACGATTAAATAAAATTACTCAATTGGTTGATACAATTAAGAACAGTGGCAACACATTGATACTTGTTGATAGAGTAGCAGCAGGCAAAGAATTACATAACAAATTAGCCGAACTACTTAGAAACTTCAAAACAGAATATGATGTAGTGTTTGTATCAGGCAATACTGGTATGGATGAACGCAAAGAACAATACGATGAGGTTGCAACAGCAACTAACAAAATCATTATAGCAACGTATGGCGTTGCAGCCGTCGGTATTAATATTCCCCGAATCTTTAACCTTGTTCTTATTGAACCGGGTAAGAGTTTTGTTCGGGTAATACAAAGTATCGGGCGTGGTATTCGTAAAGCCGAAGATAAGAACTTTGTGCAGATTTGGGATATCACAAGTAATTGTAAGTTTGCAAAACGGCATCTTACACAAAGAAAAGCATTTTATAAAGAGGCTAATTATCCATTTGATGTTGAAAAACTCACATACAAATGATATAATAACACTATGAGAATTTTGACCCTAGATAACGAATACTATAACTTAGAGACATTGCCAGAGGAGATAGATGATTTACGATTTGCGATACTAGATAATAGTAACCCAACTAATGTAGATTATCATTATATCCCATTAATCTTTTTAGAAAGTTTTAACGCCCCTGCACTTGTACTAAGAATTGGTAAGCATATGATTAAGATGCCAGTAGATTGGCAAATATTAATTGGTGAGAAAGAGCATGGTGACTTAGAAACATTGCCCTTAACGAGTATCAATGACAGAGGATTCAATGCATTTGAATTTAATCCTTTGAGTAGTTTCAGTCCTACATTTTTACCTATTGAGATACTAGACATATACCATGATGTAACATGGTATGCTCCCCGATTAAAGAACGGACAGTTTCTATGTGTACCTATTGAAGATGGTCCTAAACCCGCATGTATATATTTTGTAAAAGAGATTAGTCGTAATTGTGAGATAGTAGATTATAGTCAGGCATTTTAATGGCAACTAAAGCAAAGACCCCAACTGAAGAAAAGTTTGACAAACAAGATTTAGACTTGTTTGAGGTCCTTGCTGCATTGGATAAGAAAGACTATGGCTTCTATGATAGATTATCAATAGAACAACAAAAGAAGTTTATCCCATTCACAATGATACAGTGGATGAGTGCAATCAAAGCATCAGGTGATCTGCAAGGATATTATTTGATGAGTGTAGAATATCACGCAAACAAATATCTATTCAATGAGAATGTACAAAAGCATCCTAAACTACAATGGTTGATGTTGTGTGCTAGTAGTCCTGCATTAGGAAAACAATTTCATCAATGGATACCTAACATTAGCCCTAAAGTAAGTAAACTACAAGCGCCTGCAAAGATTAAAGACATAAGAGAATACTATAAGAAGATATATCCTAAAGCACATGAAGATGATATCACTCTGGTAAGTCAAGCGTTTGTTGATAGTCAAAAACGTAAACTTAGATTAGCAGAATTATTCCCCAATATGAAAATAACAGACATTGAGACACTAAATGAAACTATCACCGACGAACAACTTAAGCAATATGAAAGAGACCTCGGTAACTGAACCAGTCAAGTTTGGATGTGAATTTTGTAAGCGTGAGTTCTTAAAAGAAAGCACGATAACTAAACACATCTGTGAGAACAAACGTAGATGGCTAGACAAAGATTTGCGTGGTAATCAGTTTGGGTTTCAAACATGGGTACAGTTTTATAAAAAGAATACGTCTAGTCGCAAGCATCGTACCTATGAAGAATTCATTCGTAGTGCATACTATACTGCATTCACAAAGTTTGGTAACTATTGTCTTAACATTAATGCTATCAACATAACACGATATGTTGAATGGTTGTTAAAGAATCAGATTAAGATTGACAATTGGGCAAGCGATAGTGTCTATACCAAATATCTTATAGAGTATCTAAGGCATGAGGATCCATTTGATGCAATACACCGTAGTGTAGAAACTTGTATCAAGTTGGCAGAGGACGCAAACATACAACCGCACGACATGTTGCGTTATGGAAATGCGAACAAACTATGTTATGCTATCACAACGGGCAAGATCAGCCCGTGGTTGTTGTATCAGAGTGACAGTGGTACCCATTTTCTAGATACATTAAATGAAGGTCATGTTAAAATGATCATTGATTATATAAATCCAGAACAATGGGCAATCAAATTTAAACGAGATATGGATGTTACAAAGCGAGTCAAAGATACAATCAAAGAGGCGGGCTACTAGAGTTCGCGTACTATGGGTAAAAGGTGATACCTCATATAAGTGGAATGATATATGTGTTTATGCAGTAGAACACTTTGGATTGCCCGGGGTCAACTACTATACAAAGGTCACAGAAGATTATATGGATTTTTATTTCTACAATGAGCGTGATGCTATACATTTTAATTTGAGTTGCTTATGACACACAAGATTCGTTACGAGCGTCCCAGGTCTGGGATAACATGGAACATGACAACAGAGGAACCGATATTGATAATTGATTACGGTAACCGCAAAGTTCGTCTGACTCATAGCACCCCGTCGGCTAAGGATCTCAGCCGCGAGATGCAGGATCAAATCAAATGGTGCAAAGATACTTTCCGATCTGGCACACATAGCTATTCCAACCATAGGTGGTTTTTTAAACGACCACAGGATCTAACCATGTTCTTGGTGAGGTGGCTATGATAAAGAAACGTGCTATGGCAGAAGCTAGATGGGTATCTGAATTAACTACCATGAAACGCCTTGAAACTGGCTATGCTGGAAGTCAACCTAAATATCCCTATTGGGTTAAACCATTGAACTACTCTGCAAAAGAGTGGCTTGAAATGGATGCTTGGTTATGGAATACAATGGGCTATAGTGATTGGTCAGTAGAACACGCCAGTTGGGTTGGTAGTGATCAAAAGTATTGGTTCCGTGATGCAGCAGATAGAACTTTTTTCATATTGAGATGGTCATGAACAGTAAGCAGCGTAGAAAAATAATACGGCATGTTAAAATCAATTACCCATATATAGTGAGTATTGAAGCACCTCCAAATATGCTCACTAATGATTGGGATGACAAGGTAGATGACATGACACATTGGTGTGAAAAACATTACCACAGAGGGTGGATTCGTGAGTGGTACTGGGGAGAGGTTGACTTTCATTTCAATGACGGCAAAATCGCCACGCATTTTACGTTGGTGTGGACATGAGCAAATTCACACATAAAACAGAACGTTATTTCGGTAGCAAAGTTAATATACATACTGTCTCTTGGAAGGGTCAAGAAGATGTTGACAACAAAGAGGTCAAGAAATGGTGTAAAAAGAATTATGGCAATCCAGGATATGATGAAGAAACTGGAACTAATCGTTGGGTAGATAACATCAAGCAGTGTGAGATAATGCTCACCCGTGATGAAGATTTGACT